CTGCTCGGCGGTGCCCGACAATATGACGGTGCCGGCGTTGGTGATGTCGTTGCTCGTGATCGTGCCCGTGGTAGCCGCCGCGCCGGTGATGACAGGTGCCGGAGCCGTGCTGTTGATAGTGATGGTGAGCGGGTCGGAGGAGACCGTGTTGCCAGCCCCGACGGTGACCACGGCGACCAGCGTGTTGGAACCCTGGACCATCGCCGTGGCGGGGGTGAAGGTCCACTTGCCAGCCGCGTTGGCGGTGGTGGCGCCTATCGAGCCGCTGTTGTCCAGGATGCTGATGGCCGCATTGGCGACCGCGACCCCGTCGATCTGCGGGTTGACGACATTGGTGATGTCATCGCCGGCGACCCCGCTGTCGCTACCCGCATCAAGCGTGGGCGCCACCGGCCGGACGGTGACCACCGCGGTGCCGGCGTTGCTGACGTCGCCATAGGCGTTTGATGCCACTGCGACGATCGTGTTGAGGCCGATCGGTAGTGCAGCGGTTGGCGTGAAGGAGGCCGTCGAGCTTTGCTGCGGGCTCGGCAGAGAGCCGATCAGGCTGCCGTTGTCGTAGATCGTGACCGCGTTGTTCAGTCCGTTGCTCGACGTGATTGAGAATTGCGGTTCCGTGCTGTCGGTGGTGGCAATACCTGAGGCCAGCGCGATGACGGGCTGTGCCGGTATGGCATCAATCGTCACGTCATACGCGGTAGATGAGCCGCTGATGGTGCCAAACGGGTCGGTGATGGTCGCGGTGAGGGTGGCGGTGGCGGAAACCGGCAGCGCAGTGGTGATGGCGGCGGACCAGGTGCCGTTGCTGCCGACGGTGCCGGTGGCGACCACGGTGCCGGCATTCGTTACCGTGATGCGGTCACCGGGGGTGCCGGTGCCGACCAGGGTGGGTGTGGTGCTGTCAGTGCGGCTGTCGCCGAGCGTGCCGGTGTCGCTGCTGGTGGCGAGGCCGATGATGCTGGGCGCCGCGGGCTTGGCCGGAAGTGCATCAAGCACGAGCGCGCTGGAGGGCGCGCTGCTGTTGCCGGCCAGATCGCGGCTGACCATCGCGGTGAGGGTGTTCTGACCCAGGGTCAGCGCGACCGTGTCGGCCCAGGCGCCGGTGCTGCTGGCGACCACGGTGCCGATGGTGGTGGTGCCGTCCATGATGGCGATCGTCGCACCCTGTTGGGTGGTGCCCGTCAGGACGATGGTACCGGCGTTGGTGAGGTCGGTGCTGGTAATGGTGCCGGTGGTCGCGACGGCGTTGGTGATGGTCGGCGCGGCAACGGCGGTTTCGATAGTCAGCACGAGGGGAGACGAGACGATGCTACCGCTGATGCCGAGGCTGGCGATTGCGGTGAGCGTGTTGACCCCTTGCAGGAGCGCCGTGCCGGGCTGGAGGGCCCAGACCCCGCTGGCGTTGGCGGTGGTGGTCCCGATCGTGCCGCCGTTGTCGAGGACCGTGATCGCGGCGTTGGGGGTCGCGGTGCCGTCGATCTGCGGCTTGACGACGTTGGTGATGAGGTCTCCCAGGATGCCGCTGTCGCTGGCCGGGTCGAGTGCGAGCGTCGTCGCCGTGCCGGTCACAGTGATCGTGGCGCTGGCCGGGTTGCTGACGTCGCCGTACTGATCGGTGAAGACGGCGGTGATCGTGTTCAGGCCCAGCATCAGCTGGCTGGTCGGGGTAAAGACCGTTCCAGCCGCCGAGATCGTGCCGATGGCGCGGCCGTTGTCGTAGAAGCTGATGGTGCCGGCAGCATTCTCGCCGTACGTAATCGTGGGGGTCAGGCTTTTGGTTGTGCTGCCCGCGGTCAGCGAGAGTGAGGGCGCGGCGGGAACTGGGTTGATCGTCAAATTGTAGGCCGCCGATGCGCCGCTGGTGTTGCCCAGCAGGCCAGCTGCGGTGGCAACCAGCGTGGCCGGGCTCGCGACGATCGAGCCGCTGACGAACCAGGTGCCGTTGACCCCGACGATGCCGGTGCCGACCACCGCGGTGCCCTGGACCGCGCCGTTCGCATATTCGATCTGGGTCAGGGTGACGGTGTCGCCCGGGGTGCCGGTGCCGGTGAAGGTCGGTGTGCTGATATCGGTCGCGTTGTCGCCCAGGATGCCGCTGTCGGTCGCCGGGGTGATGCCCAGGATCGTCGGCGTGGCCGGCGGGACGAGGTCGGCGGTCAGCATCAGCGGCGACGAGGCGGCGCTGCTGTTGCCGGCCGCGTCGTTGGTCACCTTCGCGGTCAGCGCGTTGGTGCCTTGGCTGAGAATGACCTGCTCGGACCAGGTGCCGCTGCTGTTGGCGATGACGCTGCCGGGGGCGGTCACGAGGTTATCCGACACGACGATCGTGGTCCCGGCAGCGGCGGTGCCGCTGACGAGAACCGTGCCGGCGTTGGTGAGCAGGCCGGCGGTGACGACGCCGCTGCTGGCCGCGACCGCACCGGTGATGGCGGGCGCGGCCGCCGTGGTCTCGATCGTCAGGTCGAGTGTGGTGGCGGCACTGATGTTGCCGACTGTATCGGTCGCGGTGGCAGTGAGGACATGCATACCAGGCGTCAGCACGGTCGGGACGGCGAACGACCAGTCGCCGAATTGATCGGTGCTGACGGTCCCCAGATTGATGCCGTCGGCCGCGACGGTAATGATTTCCTTGGGCAGCGCCGCGCCGTCGATGACCGGGGACGTGAAATTCGTCAGATTATCGCCTACCATCCCGCTATCGCTGCCCGGATCGAGCGTGACGTTGGTGGGTGCCAGCGGTGGGGTGGTCTGGATGGTTACAACATAGACGCTGGAGGCCTGGCTGGTGAGACCGACCGGGTCGGTGGCGACCGCTGTCAGGTTGTGGGCGCCGTTGGTGAGTGCCACCGTGCTGGTGACGGACCAACTACCGCTGGCGTTGGACACGGCACTGCCAATCGAGCTTGTGCCATCGTAGAGCACGATTGTGTCGTAAGGATCCGAGGTACCGTCGATCTCAACGTGGCGGACGTTGGTGATGCTGTCGCCGACCGTTCCGCTGTCGGTGCTGACATCAATGCCGGTAATGGCAGGTGTGTTGGGGCCGGTAGTGTCGATGACCACGGTGGACGAGTTGGAGGTGTTGCTCGACACGCCCGAGATGTCGAGGACTTCGGCCATGACGGTATGGGTGCCGCCGCTGAGTACCTGGCTGGCGGCGACGGTCCAGGCGCCACTGGCGTTGGCAATCGTTTCGCCGATCTGGGTATATCCGTCCATGTACAGCAGGACTTCGTCGCCGGCGACCGCGGTGCCGGTGAAAGACGGCGTCGTGCTGGTGGTGAAGCCCCTGGTGCCCACGAGCAATCCGGTGACGACCGGCGTTGCCGGGGTGGGTATGATCGTGTTGCCGAAGGTCGAGGCGCTCGCGCCCGTGAGGTAGGACGTAGCGCTACCGACCGTCTCGAAACCGTTGCCCAGCGCTACGGCTGGGCTGTTACCGACGGTGACCAGGGTGTGGCCGTAGCCGTCCGGCGTGGGAGCGACGGTGACGGTGGTGCCGGCGGTGGGGGTGAAAACCTCGTAGCCGCTGTTGTCCGAGGCCCAGATGGTGATGGCCTGGCCGTCGGCGGCGATCGTGATGATGCCGTTGCTGGGATGCAGCGTGAGTGCACCGGCCTGGGTGAGCTTGATGTTGCTCAGGCCGCCGGTGACGGTCTCGCCCGCGTTGCCGCCGGAGATGGTGGCGTTGCCGGTGGCGAAGAGCAGGGAGACGGCGAGCGAGCCTGAGCCGCCCACGACGTCGAGATTGTTGGTGTCGTTGAAAGCGAACACCCCGGCCGCGCCACTGCCCCCCAGGATGGTGTCCGTACCAAGGCCGACCACGACCGAGGCGGCATTGCTGCCCAGCTGGACGACCGTGTTGCCGGTGTGGTCCTGCAGCAGCCCGCCGGCACCGCCGTTGATGGTCGTGGTCGATCCGGACATTTCTCACTCCGCTCAAAACGCGGCACCCTGGGTGCTTGAGGTGAGAAATGCGGGACCGACCTGAATTCGCCGTAAAAATCTCCTTCTATGGCGCATTTATGAATAGTTAGCGCAGCTTGGGACGGTTGAGACTCGTCTGGCGTTAGCCGACCGGTTCCTCGATGGAGGCGATGCGACGAGCCATGAGCAATAACAATTGTTGGTCCGCCGGCGAGCAGGCGCGGTAGAGGCGCAGCATGGCCCGCTCGTCGCCGGCCTGGGCGACCGTCCCGATCGCGTGCCGTTCGTCGTCGCGCATCAGGTCATCGATCTGCACCCCGAGCGCATCGGCGAGGCGGCGCAGATGCAATGTCGCCTGTCCTGAGCGACCGCTTTCCCATTGCGCAACAGCGCTGCGGCTGACGCCAACAGTGGTTGCCAACTCGTCCTGGGTGAGCCCGCGCATTTGGCGCAGCTGACGGAGACGGGAGCCGAGGTCCTTGGGACCGGAACCGGGTTTTATGCCTGACATGGCCACAGCCTAAGGGCAGAAAGTCTAACATTCAATGTTAGACACATTGACGTTCTTGTTTTGTTCGGATATTTGGTCGGCGTCATTTGGGAGCCTGCCGATGCACAGCCTGACAAAATGGTCCCCCGAGATGGATAACCGGCTGCGCTACCTGCGGGGCGCCGGCGAAAGCTGGGACGCGATCGCGGCGATGATGGGGTTGACCCGCTGGACAACGATCGAGCGGGGACGCCGATTGGGCGCACGGCGGCTGCCCCCCGCGCCGCGGCCGGTTGGCGAGGACCCCAACCGACCCCCGTTGCCGGCGGGCCACCCATTGACTTGGGGGCTGCTGACCGACGGGACGCTGTTGGACGGCGCCGCCTATCCCTATCCCGTATTCACTCGCTGAGGGCCCTGCACATGAGCGCCTTGCCGATGGTTGATCTGGATAACGGGCGCCGCTTCGCCGGCCAGGCCGCGGACAGCACTTACGTGGTTGCCCGGCTGGAGGAGGCGGGCGCGGCGATCCTGGCGCTGCCGCCGAGTGGGTACACCACAAAGTTGCGAACCAGTTCCCTAGACGTCGTCCGTGCCGCGGCTGAGAGCTACGGCTGGGGGCCGGGAAAGGTGCGGCCACCGATGCCGTCCAACGCGCGCATTAGCCGAATGGATGAAGCTTTCACATGGCTGCAGCTGATTCCCGATGACCGTTACGTGCTGCGGCGGATCGTCGGCGCCCGCAGCCTGGTGAGTCCGGTAACCGATCGGCATCTATTTGCCTGGCGGCGGCTGGCGGCGGCGATCGGCGCCGACCACAAAGCGGTTCAACGCTGGCATGCGCAAGGCATCGACATCATTGTCGCTGGCCTGAATCGACGCCCTGCCTGAGCGGGCGCGCGTGGTGATGTCAGCCCCGCTGCAGGGCGACACGCCACGCGCATCGGCCGGATTCCAGTCGCCCGACGATGCTTTCCTCGCCGCGATCCGGTCGCTGTCCGATGCCGGAGAAGCTGAGCGAGCGTTCGACATGTTTACCGCTTTCGCCGGACAGCACCCGTTTCAGGACGCCGTGCAAGGCGCCGTCGTCAGAGACGGTGCCGGTCACAACGAAGGTGCCACCGAAGGGATCAAAGGCAAACCCGCGCGCCGTGATCGTCATGCTTCCCCGTGTCTGGACGCCGCAATCGGCGGCGACTGGAGTGACATCGCCGGCCCAACGGCCTTCCAGTCCATAGATTGCAAAGGTCCGGCCGGTGCCGAGGGATGCGGAGGCGCCCTCTCGGACGGATGTATAGGATTCACAGCCGGTTACGGTCAGCAGGGCAGCCAAAATGGCGCCGCGCAGGGCAGCCTGGTATGCCCGTTCAAGCCAAGAAAAGGAAATATGTCCGCTCATAGGAAAATTGCCTTGCCCATCTACCCCAGCGAAGGGTATATCTTCCGCCATGATGGCCGTTTGCGCATCGACGCGACGGACGTTGCGAGCGGGCTGAGCGGCAATGCTCGTTAGTGTTTTGGGTTCGCGGCTTACTTTGACAACCCAGAGCGCAGGATGCGCCAGCGCGCGTAAGGCGGGCTGCTCACCTTTTGCAACACTGGCATTTTGTAAAACTGGGGCGAGCGCCTGTTTCCGATCTCGCCGAACCAGGAAAGCCGGCAAGCCGCCGCGCCGGCCGGGCTGGCTTGCGATCTTGCCGCGCCGCGCGACAGCTTGACAAAATGGGTGACGGAGGTGCTGCGGCCGGCGGGCCTGGAACCGGCGCGTCACCACCTGATGCTCCTTGCGGCGCTGGAGGATGTGGCGGCGGGGATCACCGATCGGCTGATGCTGCTGATGCCGCCTGGTTCGGCGAAGTCTACGTACACCTCGGTGCTGTTTCCGCCCTGGTGGCTGACGCGCCATCCGGCGAGTTCGATCATTGCGGCCTCGCACACCGCCGACCTGGCGGCACATTTCGGACGCCAGGTGCGCGCAACGGTGCGCGAGCATCAGGAACAGCTAGGCTACACAATCGCTGACCGCGGTGGCGGAGCGGCGACACGCTGGCAGACATCGACCGGCGGGCAGTATTTCGGCACTGGCGTGCGCGGGCCGATGATCGGCCGGCGCGCTGATCTGGTGATTATCGACGACCCGGTGAAGTCCCACCACGAAGCCGATAGCGCGCGGGCGCGCGCAAGGCTTTGGGAGTGGTATCGGGCCGAACTGCTGACACGCTTACGGCCGGGTGCACGCGTGGTCCTGATCATGACACGCTGGCACCTCGACGATCTCGGCGGTCGGTTGCTGGCGCAGGATCACGAGGACTGGCGCTGCCTGCGACTGCCGGCGGTGGCCGAAGCGGAAGACCCGATGGGCCGTGCGCCGGGTGAGCCGCTTTGGCCGGAGTGGGAAGATGCCAAAGCGCTCGCCCGCAAGCGTGCGGCGGTCGGTGAGCGGACATGGTCGGCGCAGTATCAACAGCGACCGATGCCGCTGGACGGTACACCATTCCCTATCGAGCGATTCGATCTGGTCAGCCGTCCGGCCACGTTGGTGGGTGCCCCGGTCGTGCGCGCCTGGGATTTGGCTGCCACGCCGATGGGCGCGAATGGCGACCCGGACTGGACCGTTGGTCTGAAACTGCTTCGTGAGCAGAGCGGTCGTTTCGTGGTGCTGGATTTGGTGCGGTTCCGCGGATCGCCTTTGGCGGTGGAGCAGACCATTCTGCGCACGGCTATCGAGGATGGCGGGACGGTTACCATTGGCATTCCGCAGGATCCGGGGCAGGCGGGCAAGTCGCAGATCGGCGCGTTGACAGGCCTTCTGGCGGGGTTCCGCGTGGTCTCCTCACGAGAGACGGGATCGAAATGGGTGCGGGCGTTGCCCGTGGTCTCGCAGGTCGAGGCCGGCAACTTTGCCCTGGTGCGTGCCGACTGGAATGCTGACTTCCTTGAAGAGCTGCGCGATTTTCCACATGGCGCCAAGGATGACCAAGTAGACGCCCTGTCGCGCGCCTTCACCCTGCTGCTGGAACAGGGTGCTGCGGCGCGGCGCATCGACGTGCCGCTGCTGCAGCGCTGATCGCCATCAAGGACATCCATGTTCGAGACAATTTGCGACTTGGTGCCGCGCGACCGCGATCTGTCGCAACGTGCCCGCATGCTGGACATTCTGCGCCGCGTGCTGGACGGCACCATCTACGATGTTCTACGGCATGAATTCCACGAGGAGCGTACTGCCGGCGGTGAATATATCCCGCTGCGTGCGCGGCGGCCAAGCGTGCGTTACGGTCTGTGCCGCGTGGTGGTGGAAGATAGCGTCGCACTGCTGTTCAGCGAGGGGCATTTCCCGACCATCGATTGCGCGGACCGCGCGTTGCAGGCTCGCCTGTCCGACCTGGTGAAGGAAACCAGACTCAACCAAGTGATGATCGAGGCGGCGATACGTGGCAGCATCGGCTCGGTAGCGATCCTGCTGCGGGTGCTGCGTGGCCGGGTGTTCTTTAGCGTGCTTGATACGGCGAACCTGGAGCCGGTATGGGACCACGAGGCGCCGGACACCCTTGTGTCTGTTCGGGAACGATACAAGGTGGCCGGGCACCTGCTGGCCGAAAGCGGCTACGCAATCACCGAACCGGCTGCCGATTATTGGTTCACGCGGCAATGGGACGCCAACGACGAGACTTGGTATGAGCCGGTCCAGGTTGGCGTTGCTGCCGAGCCCGAGATTGATCTGCCACGATCGGTGCGGCACGGGCTGGGCTTCGTGCCATTGGTCTGGGTGCGCAACCTGCCGGGTCCGGCGGCGACCGGATCGACGCTGGATGGTGCCTGCACTTTTCGTCCTGCGGTCGAGACCTCCATTGAAATCGACTACCAGTTGAGCCAGGCGGGGCGCGGGCTTAAGTACAGCAGCGACCCGACGCTGATTATCAAGGAGCCTGCGGGATCGGACGGCGAGATCATCAAAGGCGGCGGCAACGCCTTGGTGGTGAGCGAAAAGGGCGACGCCAAGCTGCTGGAGATAGGCGGGACGGCATCGGCGGCGGTCATTGAATACGTTCGTACTTTGCGCGAGTTGGCGTTGGAGAGCCTGCATGGCAGCCGCGCCAACCCCGATCGTTTGACCGCCGCACAATCCGGCCGCGCGCTGGAGATGCTGAACCAAGGGCTGATCTGGCTCGCCGACAATCTGCGCGTCAGCTACGGCGAGGGTGCGTTGGTTGCCCTGATGCGCATGGTCTTGCGCGCCGCTCAGGTCTACCGGCTCCAGATCCTGGGAGACGAGCTGTACAAGCCCGATCCCGACATACGGCTCACTTTGAAGTGGCCGCGCTGGTACCCGCTCACTGCCGAAGATCGGCTGCGCGACGCGCAGACACTTGCGACGCTGATTTCTAATGGGACGATCTCGCGGGAGACCGCGCTGAAGGCAGTCGCCGATTCCTATGACCTTGAGGACATCGCGGCCGAGCTGACGCGTATCGCTACCGATCGACGCAACCACAGGAAGCACTGATGTCCGATGTCGACGCGCCTTCCCCCGAGGCAATTGTCGCTGATCTGCGGCTCCGCGCCGAGGCACTGGAACAACAGCTGACCGTCGTACAACGAGATGCTGAAAATCGACTGATTAGGGCCGAGCTGAAAGCCGAGGCGGTGCGCGCCGGCATTCTGGATCTGGACGGCCTGAAGTTGGTCGATACGTCCGGTTTGAAGCTGAACGACATGGGCGATGTAGAGGGCGCTCCGCAGATTATCGCGCAATTGCGGCAGGCGAAGCCTTGGCTGTTCGGCTCCGCGTCCTCGTCCTCAATCGCCGCGCCGCCGCCGTCGCAACCGCCGCGCCAGAAGCGCGCAACTGACATGACCGAGGCCGAGTGGCGAGCGGCTCGCGCCGACATCCTTCGGCGCCGCTTTTAGTCACCGCCTTCCGCGCAACCAGCATAACCGAGGACACAGATGGGCATCCAAAACTTTCCGACCGCTTTGCAGCCGATCATCCAGCAGGGCTTCCTGGAACGGGAGTTCGAGCAGGCGCTGCGGTCGCGCCTTGGCTACCGTGCGGTTGCGGACCGCGAGGAGATCGCAGTCGGTATCGGTGAGACCTTGACCAAAACCCGCGCCGGGCTGAAGCCGAGCGTGACGACGCCGATGGCGGCGGCGTCGAACACCAACCTGGACAACGGGTTGACCTCCACCACCTGGGCGGTTGAGCAGTATACGCTTTCGATCAACAGTTACGCGGCCACCACCGATCTGAACATGGTGACTAGCCGTGTCGGCATCGCGAGCCAGTTCCTGCAGAATGCCTATGTGAACGGCGAGCAGGCTGCCCGCAGCCTGGACGAGCTGGCGCGCAATGCCCTGTTCGGCGCCTATTTCGGCGGCAACACGCGGGTGCGCACCACGTTGGGTTCGGCTGGCACCTCGGTTGCGGTCGATGACATTCGTGGCTTTACCTCTACCTTCGTCTATGGCGTTCCGACAACGGTGAGCGCGAGCGCACCGTTGACGGTGACGATCGGCAGTGATGCCTACCAGTTGGTTGGCACTTCGGCGGATGCAACCAACGTTTCGACCGCGCCGAACGGCATTTCTGGAACACTGACGCTTGCCAGCAGCGTTTCTGTGGCTGATGGCACTGCCGGGAATACTGTGCAGTCCGCCACCGCTTCAGTGATCGTGCGCCCTTCGGACCGCGGCAACACCGCCGACCTTCAGGCCACCGATACGCTGACGATGTCCAACCTGCTGGACGCCGTGGCGACGCTGCGGGCCAATGCCGTGCCGGAGATCGACGGCGTCTATAATTGCTATCTCGATCCGGTTTCCGCCCGCCAGCTGTTCGCCGACCCAGACTTCCGGCAATTGTTCCAGGGTGCGACGTCGGCGAACCAGGTCTTCCGCCGCGGCATGGTGAACGACTTCCTGGGCCTACGTTTCGTCACCACAACAGAATCGTTCGTGCAGACCCATCCGACCCTGACGGGTCTGCTGGTCCGCCGGCCGATCGTCTGCGGCCAAGGTGCGCTGATCGAGGGTGATTTCGCGGGCATGGCCGCCGACGACGTGGCGCCCAAAGATTCGATCATCGCCATTGTGGACGGCGTGGCGATGGTCACGCGTGAGCCGCTGGATCGACTGCAGCAGATCATCGCCCAATCCTGGTACTGGATCGGCGGCTTCTGCGCGCCGACTGATACGACCACGAACAGCACCACAATCCCGACCGCCAGCAACGCCGCTTACAAGCGCGCGGTGATGATCGAGCATATCGGCTAGGCGAGGGCACGGCAATGTCGATCGGGTCCAACCAGCCGTTTCGTGCGGCGGGCACGGCTAGCGTTTCGGCCAGCACCACGTCGTCGGTCGTGGCCTTGGTTGGCGGGGGGGAGACGGTGCTGGTGACGAATGCGGCGAACGCGGTTGCGTTCGTTGCCTTCGGAACGAGTGGTAGCACCACCGCAACGTCCGCAAGTCTGCCGCTGCTGCCGAATAGTAGAGCCTTGCTGGCCGCCAACGTCTATATGACCCATGCAGCGGTCGTCCTGGCCAGCGGCACCGGCACTGTCTACTTCACGCTCGGCGACGGGTCCGTGATCTGATGGAACCGCTGACGGATGCGGAAAAGACCGACGCACGGCGGTTCTGTGGGTATCCGGCGTACGGCGCCGGGGCGGCCGGGTTCCAGGGCTGGCGGTTCTTCCAGGTTTACGGGCTTATGGAATACCGTCTGAACAATCTCTCGGATGCGGAACTCGCCGTCATCCGGACTTACCTGGCAACACTCAACACCCTGGAAACCGCGATCCCGAACGCGAGTGCCAATTTGGACACCGCCCAGGCGTCGGTCTGGCGGCATAACGCCAACGAACTTGATGATCGACTGCGCCTCTTCGACAGCTGGCGACGCCGGCTGTGTGGCTTTTTGGGTTTGCCGCCCGGACCGGCCTTGTCTGATGGCACTGTCACACTGGTGGTGTAAATGCGTCCTTTGCCGCCCGCGACGAATGCCGCCGATCCCGGTTGGCAGCGGCAGGACTTTGTGTCCCGTGGCCTGGGGATTGCGGCGCAGGCGATGGGGTTGACCACCGATGTCTATCGCCCATCCGGGCCGGTCGCGCCGATGTCAGCACGTAACCGTCTAGTGCGTCTCCACGCGGCCTTTACGGATGCGGATGCGGCATTCGTGCGGCCTCCCGGCTATGGGGATGCGATCTGGTATGGGCTGTTCGATACGGCCTATACCCGATCGGGCGACTACCTGCTGCAGAACAACGACATTTGGTTTGTTGGATCGCAGCCTCGGTTGATGCCTGCCTTATGCGTTCGGGCCGACCGAGTTGTATCGTTTGCCCGACCTGTCACGACGCGGACGATCGGCGCGGCGGGCTATAGCGGGGTTGAGCTGAGCGAGGCCCAGCTGCTGCTGCGGGACTGGCCTGCCAGCGTGATCGGTGCGACGGGTGTCGTACGGACCCAAGGCCACCTGCCGGCGGATGGCGGCATGACCGAGAGTGTTGTGCTGCTGCCGGCGACGCCTGGGGTGCATCTGGAGCCAGGCGACATCATGCTGGACGAGCTGGGTCGACGCAGCGTTGTGATTGCTACCGAACTGACGGAGCTGGGTTGGCGGCTAGGCGTGCGGCAGGCCATTCCCTGATGGCGGACCAATCTGATGTAGAAACCGCGCTGGTCGGCCTTGTGCTGGCTGCCGTCTACCCAAACGGCACGGCAGCGCCAAGCGTGTGCAACGCGGACTGTCGCATCTATCGGGGCTGGCCGCTGCCGGCGACGTTGGATGCCGATTTGGCCAGCGGAGTGGTCAACGTGACCGTTCTGCCAGTTAGTGGAACGCTGCAGAACACAACTCGCTTTCCGTACGTCTGGCAGCTGCCGCCAGGGCAGGCTCCGACTTTGACCGCGACCGTGGCCGGCCAAACGGTCACGTTTGCAGGGACACCGCAGGTAGGGCAGTTGGCAGGTGTGATCGTCAACGGCAACAGCTACGTCTACACCATCCAGACGGGCGACGATGCTGATCTGGTTGCGGCGAACATGGCGGTGCTGATTCGAGCGAACTTCGTTGCCAACTATAGCGGCGCGACCGTGACGGTCCCGACGGCCAAGCGGCTGATCGGGCGGGTGGTGGCGGGCAGCGAGGCGACCCGGGAGGTGCGCCGGCAGCGGCAGGACTTTCGCATAACCTGCTGGTGCCCGGACTATGCCACGCGCGATACGATTGCCGTCGCGATCGACGTGGCGCTGTCACAGATGGCTTTCATCGATCTGCCGGACGGCACTTCCGCCCGGCTGATCTTCCGCAACGGCGCCACCACAGACAGGGCGGAAGATGCCGGACTATATCGCCGCGATCTGATCTATTCGATTGAGTACGCAACGATCACGACCGAGAACCAGCCCGCGATGCTGTTCGGCGGCGGCACTGTGGATGCGGTCACCCCCTACCTCGGCTGACACGGGAGCAACGATGGATACGCAACTGGTTGTGGTGAGGCCGTTTGCCGGCTTTGCCCGCGGCGCCGTGGTCACGGACCCGGCGCAGGTAAAGGCCATTCTGGCCGGTGAGCATGCGCTGAATGTGGTGCGTGTCCTGGGTGCGGGCGCTGCCAAACCGCAGTCGCCGGCGCCCTTAGCCGGCAAGCAGGGAGGCCGTTGATGCCGATTGTACAGCAAGGCAGCATCAATACCACCGCGCTGGTGGTGCCGGATCTGTATGTACAGATCGTGCCGCCGCAGAATCTCGTGCTGAATGGCGTACCAACCGACGTTGTCGGGATCGTGGGCAGCGCTTCCTGGGGTCCGATCGGCCAGCCAGTGATCGTGGCGACGATGGCTGATTACGCCAGCCAATTCGGCCCGGTGGTTGCCCGCACTTACGACATGGGCACGCAGGTGGCGACCGCCGTCCAGCAAGGTGCGCAGAACTTCCGCTGCGTGCGCGTGACTGATGGGACCGATACGGCGGCGCAGAGTCTGGTGCAGAGTTCGTCCAGCACCGATTATGCCCTGCTGTTGACCGCTGCATACACCGGCACGCTCGGCAATTCGTTGGTGGCCAGCGTGAGCAACGGATCAGCGGCCCAGACCTGGCGGCTGACGATAACGCTGCCGGGACTGCAGCCTGAGCTGTTCGACAACATCCCCGGCACGGACCTACAGCTTTGGCAGAATATGGCCAACGCGGTGAACAATGGACTGAGCCTGCAGCGTGGTCCGTCGCAGTTGGTGACTGCGCAGGTCGGTTCTGGCAACTCCGTCGGCGGTATGCCTGTGGTGGCCAGCTATACATTCGCGAATGGCACCGACGGCGCGGCCAGCATTACCGCGGCGAACTTGGTTGGTTCCGATACCCTGCCTCGGACGGGGATGTATGCCCTGCGCGGACAGGGCTGCAGCCTCGGACTGCTTGCTGACTCGACCGACTCGACACAGTGGAGCGTGCAGGCTGCCTTCGGCCTTTCCGAGGGTGTGTATATGATCCTGACCGGTCCGGCCGGCGACAACATCCAGAATGCGGTCAGAGTTGCCGCGTCTGCCGGGTTGGATAGCTATGCGGCTAAGCTGATGTTCGGCGACTGGCTCTATTGGTCCGACCAAGTGAATAACACGGTCCGTCTGGTTTCGCCGCAAGGCTTCGTCGCGGGCCGGTTGGCGAATTTGTCGCCCGAGCAGTCGAGCCTGAACAAGCAGCTTTACGCCATCGTCGGTAGCCAGAAGTCAGGCACGCCGGGTTCGGGTCAGGCGACGACTTATGCCTCGGCCGATCTGGCGGCGCTGCTGAGCGCGGGGATCGACGTGATCGCGAACCCGCAGCCAGGTGGCGCTTACTGGGGCGTACGTGGCGGCCATAATTCCAGCACCAATACTGCCATCAACGGTGACAACTACACGCGCCTGACGAACTACATCGCAGCGACCCTGGCCGCCGGCATGGGCCAGTATGTCGGCCAGGTGATCAATGCCCAGCTGTTCCAGAACATCCGATCGACGCAGCTGAGCTTCTTTCAGAACATGCTGTCGCAGGGGATGCTGGGCAGCACCGACGGTTCCCTGCCGTTCAGCGTGGTGTGCGACACGTCGAACAATCCGACCAGCCGAACGCAACTTGGATATGTGCAGTCCGATGCACAGGTGAACTACCAGGCGATCAACGAGAAGTTTATCGTCAACATTGAAGGCGGCCAGACGGTCGAGGTGAGTCGGCAGACACTGCCGAGCGGACAGTCGAGCTGAAGGAACGTAACACATGCCGATCAATAACTTTAATATCGGTCGCGACTGTCAGCTCGTGCTGATCGGACCGGCCGGACGGGTAGACCTGTCGTACGTGACAGGGTTCGAAAGCCGGCAGATCACTCATTCGATCCGAGTTGACAAGCTGGACGGCACACAGATTTCTGCTGAGCTGCCGCGCGGATGGGAAGGCACATTTGAACTCGAACGCGGCACCTCCGCAGCCGACGACTTTATCGCGGCAGCGGAGCAGTCCTACTTCAACGGGGACGGCGTGCCGTTTGGAACAGTCTATCAGTACGTAACCGAGACTGATGGATCGATCTCAACATATCAATATAACACCGTCGTTTTCAAGCTGGCCAACGCGGGCAATTGGAAAGGCGATGCCAGTGTGAAGCAGAAGCTTGAATTCTTCGCGTCGCAGAGACAGCGCGTATGATCGGCGGACCATCCGCTCAGATCATCGCGAGCACCGGTCAGCCGAACGTTGTGACCGCTGCCGATGGACGGCGTCTGACGCTGCGGCGCATGAATGCCCTCGACAAACTGCGGCTCTTCAAGGCGGCTGGGCCGATGCTATCTCAAAATGAGCCGTGGTTGGGCATGGCACTGTTGGCATGTTCGGTTCTTGCGATCGACGACGTGCCGGTGCCCGTGCCCGCCAACGAGCAGCAGATCGAGGCATTGGTCGCACGGTTGGGCGACGCCGGAATCGCCGCTGCTGCTTCCGCGTTAACTACACATGAGACGGCTGACCCGCAGGCGATGGTGGCGTCCGCGGGAAACTGAGTCGGCACCCCGATCTGATCGACTGTCTTTACCTAGTGATGAACGGGGTGCCGTTCGATGTGGCTTTCTCGCTGCCGCCGGATGAGCGGCTTGCGTACGTCGTAGTCCTGGGGACCTTACAGGGCAGCAGTTTCGATTGGGTGCATCTGCGTTGGGAGGAGGAACGTTGAGGCAGTTGCTGGAACGGCTGCGGGTGTTGGAGCGTTCGTTGCAGGCCCTTGATCTCGAAGCCGTACGCCAATCGGCCGGCCAGGCGATCGCCCAGCGGATCGAGGCGACTGTGGCGGAAAGCTTGTCCCATCGGCCAGGTGATGAGCATGGCAACCCATGGCAACGCACCGGCACATTGCGCGCCAGCATTGGAAGTAAGGTCACGGCGAATGCCATCGTGGTAGGTTCCACCGACCCTGCAGCGGTCTTTCAGGAAGAGGGAAGCCGGACGGTGCCGCCACGACCGTTCCTGGCACCAGCCGGCAGCGCGGCTGCCACGGGGGCGATCCAAGCTCTCGGCACCGCGACAGCTGAGGCGTTGCGGGAGGCCCTACGATGAACGAT